TCTGCAATGCCAATTGTATATGTATGCGGAAAAGCTAGAGCGATGCTTTTATCTGGCGATCAATAAAAACGACGATTCGCTCTATAGCGAGCGGATCTATTTTGACCGGGCCTTTGCCGAACGCGCGGTTAAAAAGATCGAGCATGTTGTGGGCTCTGATAAGGCTCCGCCTCGCCTCTTCGAGAATCCCAATGACCGCGCCGCCTATGCTTGCCAATGGTGCCCGGCCCGCTCGTTATGCCATGATGGCGCATGGGCTCGGCTCAATTGCCGGACATGCCTGGAGGCGGAATTTTTGCCAGGCGCGGTGGTCCGTTGCCGCTTTTGGAATAAAGAACTGACTTATGAAGAGCAACGCAAGGGATGTGACCGCCATTTGTATTTGCCAAGCCTGGTGCCAGGCGAGCAAACGGATAGCGATGAAGAGAAGCGTACCGTAACCTATACGCTTCGCAATGGAGCAACCTGGGTCGATGGAAAATGAAATTGGCTTTCTTTCTTTTTCTTGCTATTGTGCGCGGCCAAGGGAAGCGAGAAACCCAGACGGCTTCAGCGAGCCAAAAAAAGAAAGTAACCCAGTTGCGGTTTAGTGAGCCAAACAATATTAGTAACCCACCGCTCAGAAGCGAGCCAATCATAGCCAGTAACCCAACTTCGGAAAGCGAGCCAGCTATTGATAGAAACCCACGATTCGTAAGCGAGCCAATAACTATAAGTAACCCAAGGCCGCACAGCGAGCCAACAGGAGGTAAGCAACCCACGATTTTGGTAGCGAGCCATGGTGTTGAAGTAATCCAAAGCCAGGGAGCGAACCCATGCCAACCGTCATGAAGATTGTGCCGTACTTCGACAAGATCCAATTTATCGCGGAGACAGCGCAAGGCAACGAGCCGGAATGGAAATACCTCAAGCGCTATGACCTCGAAGCCTATCAAGGGCGCGGCAGAGTAGTGTGTACGTCTAAGATCGAAGAGGCTTTGCGCTTCAAGGATCTGAAAGAGGCCATGGATACCTGGCGGGCTCGGAGCAAGACCGTGCCATTCCGGCCCGACGGCAAGCCGAATCGCCCGCTAACAGCCTACCATGCGACCTTCGAGGAGGTCGAGTGAAGAAGCTTTGGGACTTCCAGTGGCAAGCGCTGAATGCGCTCTATTCCTATTGGCGCAAGGACGGCGGCCATGGGCTCATCGTTTTGCCCACTGGCTCCGGCAAGAGCCTCATCATGGCGGCTCTATGCCAAGAACTTCTTAGAGATTACCCCAAGCTTCGAATCGGCATTGTGACCCATGTGCGGGAACTAATCACACAAAATTATAAAGAGTTAATCGCGCTCTGGCCCGAGGCCCCGGCTGGAATTTACTCGGCGGGCATTGGGCAAAGAGATACCAGCACACAAATTCTCTTTTGCGGAATTCAATCGGTTTTCAGTCGCCGGGCTATAGGTTATTTCGATGTTCTGATGATCGACGAGGCACACTTAATCAGCAAGAACTCTAACACTATGTATGGGAAATTCATTGCATGGCAGCGCGAAGCGGTGCCGGATCAAAGGATTGTTGGGCTGACCGCCTCGCCATGGCGGCTCGATAGCGGGCGGCTGGATCGAGGCAAGGATAAGTTGTTCGATAAGATAGTGTACGAAGCCAATGTGCGGCGGCTCATAGAGCGCGGCTATCTCTGTAACCTCATGTCCAAGGCCACCGCTACCGCGCTCAATGTGGAGGGCGTGGGCAAGCGAGGCGGCGAATTCATTCCCCATGAATTGGAAATCGCGGTCGATAAGGATTGGGTCACCAAAGCGGCGTGTAAAGAAATTGTGGACTACAGCAAGGGCCGCAAAAGCTGGCTGGCCTTTTGCGCTGGCGTTAATCACGCAAGGCATGTTAAAGAAGAGCTAGTGAAATTGGGAATACGTGCCGAGCTAGTGACCGGCAATACGCCGAAGGCCCAGCGCGATGCACATATTCGTAACTTTAAGCTTGGTAGAATTCAGTGCTTGAGTTCGGTAGGGGTCTTGGGCACCGGCTTCAATCATCCGGGCGTGGATCTTATTGCTTTGCTCCGGCCCACCGCTTCGGCTGGGCTCTTCTTGCAGCAAGTGGGTCGCGGCCTCAGAAAAGCGCCAGGCAAGAAGAATACGCTAGTGCTGGACTTCGCTGGCAATACCGCCCGACATGGCCCCATTGATATGATCACCGTAAGCCATGCCAGCAAGGAGAAGAAGCCAGGCGAAAAGCTAGTCAAGATTTGCCCGAATTGTAAAAGCATAATCGCCCTGGCGTGCCAGGAGTGCCCGGACTGCGGGCATGTTTTCAATGATGAGAGCCTTCCCCCACACAATGCGACCGCCGATTCTAAATCGCCTATTCTCTCGCAAGGCCCGCCGCAATGGGTCAATGTTACGGGCCTGGAATATTTCAAGCACAACAAGGCGGGCAAGCCGAGCAGCTTGCGGGCGGAATATGCTTGCGGGCTCCTTCGCTATAGGCATTGGGCCTGTTTCGATCACAATGGTATTCCGCGCATGCATGCCGAGCGCTGGTGGGCTAGGGCCGGAGGCGGGCAAATTCCGAGGAGCACCGACGAGGCTCTGAGCCGAGTAGGGGAGCTTAGGCAGCCAAACCAGATCCAGGTTCGCCCCGAGGGCAAATATTACTCGGTTGTGGGCTGGCGCTATGAGCAAGCGAAGGAGACGGCGGCATGAGTGGTAAGGATTTCAATTTGGACAAGTTCATCAAACTCATGATGATGACCACTTCCCAGCATGACAACGAGGCGCTGAGCGCTTTGCGCCTGGCCAATGCCGAATTGACCAAGATCGATGTCAATTGGGACCAGGTCATTCGCGGGCGGGTTCAAATAAATGTGGCCGCGCCAATTCCAACCGCGCCAGCACCCAATACTAATCCCGCACATCATCGCGAGCCGCATATCGATGAGTGGTTCGATGTGGTATTGTTTGCTGGAAATGCTTCGCCTTCCTTCACGGAATTCCTGAACGATATGCATCAATGGTGGAAGGAAAAGAAATTTTTGACGGAGAAGCAATACCGCGCCCTGGAGAATTCCGTAGCCATAGCCAATAACCCGCGCCGCCCGCGCACCCGAAGGAGATATTATTAAAATGGAAAAGCTAAAATGCATCCATTGCGGCAAGCGGTTTGTCTCCGAGCGCAAAAGGCTCATTTGTAGCCAGCCATGCCGGGAAGCGCGCGCCGAAGCCCAGCGCAAGGCTTGGTTCAAGGAGCATGCGGATTACATGGCCCGCTACTATGCCAAGTATTACGCCGAGCATCGCGACCAGCGGAGCGTTGCCGCCAGGGCGCGCTATCAGAGGAAGAAAAGTAAATGAGTTATAATTTTACTTCGATCTGTGCGTTTTGCGGCTATGAGGCGGACAGCGCTGCAGCGGTTAATGAGCCAAACGCCTATCCGACTGATGGCGATGCTTCGCTTTGCATCAAGTGCGGCAAAATAAATCTTTTTGACCGGCACCAGGCCGGAGGCATGCGAAGGCCGAGCGAGAAAGAGCAAAAAGATCTGGATGCTAGCCCGAATGTACAAAAGGTCATTGAAGCATGGGAAGCAACACTATCTCCGCGGAGCAAGCAATGACTCCTAAGCTTAGAAATCAAATCGAACAAGATCTTTTTGAGCATATGGTCGAGCGTATCTTGGTTGTTATTCGAGACAGCATGGATTCGGCCGAACGAGTTGATGTGAATACTTCTAGTCTTGAACAGGCCATGATGTTCTTTTTGGTCGATATGGCGACGAAAATAGCGAAAGAGCATGGCATATCGAAGAAAGATTTTTTGACGTATTGCCTTGTGCTTTTCAACAGGCGAAAGTGATCAAAATTCTGGCGGCAATTGATGCGCCGCACTTCCATGCGGGTATCGTGTTTCTAGATGATCGAGTGGTAAGAGCCGCGCCCATTGTCAGCTATATGAAGGGCTGGTCCCGAGATCGCGTGCGTGCCTATTGCAAGAAGAAAGGCTGGAAGATTATCGTTATAAAATGAAAACTATCTTTAGTGCTGAGGTATCTGTTTCTGATTTCTCGCAACCAATCATTTATGTCTATGCATGGCCTGGCAAGAATGACCAGCCTATTCATTATGGTGGACTTTTTGCTGAACGACCAAAGCCGCGTGCTCGTCGCAAGATAGCCAAAATGGGCGCGCTCTATTTGATTCGCATAACATTTAAAGCTGGGGACAGGGGCCTTGCCAGGCTCAAAGCTTTGGGCTTAGGCTGAATTCCTACGCCGAAGGGGGACAGCGGACGGCCGTCCGTTTCCCTCTTCCTCAAAAGCAGCCATTGCTTGGAGGGATTACCCCCGAGGTGTAGCCGTCGATACAAGGCCGATTGAGGAGGGCCAAGTATGCCTGGCAAGCCATGGGAAGAGCGTCAGAGCAACATTGACCAGGCTTCCCGGCTTATCAAGACCGTACCCATTTTCCCATGCAATGCGAATACCAAAGCGCCGCTCACTCCGCATGGCTTCAAGGACGCCAGCCAAAGCAAAGAGCAAGTAGCCGAATGGTGGACGCGCTGGCCGCATGCCGCCTTCGCCATGCCAACCGGCCCGCTTTCTGGCCGAATTGTAATTGATCTTGACCGCAAGCCTGGCCACGCCGATGGGGTCATCGAATGGCCGAAATTCCTGGCCGAGAATGGGGTCGAGGAATTAGAGACGGCGCTTATAGAGACGCCCAGCACTGGCCAACACTTATACTTCGAATGTCACGAAGAGATCGGCGGGCTGAGCCTGGATAAATTATGGCCGGGCCTGGAGGTCAAGGGCCAAGGCGGCTATGTGCTCACGCCGCCGAGCAAGGGCTACCGCCGCCTGAATGCCTTGAGGCCCGCGCCTTTGCCCGATTGGCTCCGGGATAAGATCGTAGGGCTACGCGCTCCGCTGGAGGTTGAGGTCAGCGGGCTAGAGGAGATTTCAGAGGAGCGCAAGGCGGCCTATGGCCTGGCGGCCCTGGAGGGCATTCTGGAGGAGATTCGGGGCCTGGAGCATGGCGAGCGGAATAATGGCCTGGCGCAGAATGCCTGGCGGGCTGGCATGCTGGTAGGCGGCGGCTGCCTGGGCCTGGCCGAAGCCGAGGCGGCCCTTATAGAGGCGGCCAGGGAGGGCTTGGGCCTCCGGCGAGGGGACAAGGCATTCGGCCCAAGGGGCACCATTGCCCGGTGCTTGCGCTCTGGCACGAAATTCCCGAAGGGGCCTAGCGATGGCCTGGATTTGCCGGTGGACATTAGCCCATGGCTTGAAAGCCAGGGCATAGCCCCAGCGTCAGAGCCGCCCAGCCCGCCGCCTCCTGAGGAGGAGGCCATGCCGGAAGGGCTCCTGGCCGTTCCGGGGCTGGTTGGCGAAATAGCCCAATTCATAATTGATTCGGCCTTCCATCCCCAGCCGCTTATGGCCTTGGCAACGGCTTTGACCATTGTGGCTACGGCGGCTGGGCGGTATGTTGTAACGCCGCTCGATGGCGGGCTGAATTTGTATTTTGTATGCCTGGGTCGAAGCGGCACGGGCAAGGATCATCCAAAGACAACCATTGATTCAATTATGAAGGAAGCCGGGCTGGAAAAGCATGTAGGCCCCAGTTCCTTCATTTCCATGCCAGCAATGATCAATTTTATGAAGCGCAAGCCGTTGGCCATTTGTGCTCATGATGAGTTCGGCAAATATTTATCTCGCATAGCGCACAAAAAGGCTAGCTCGTTCGAACTTCAGATTATGGCAACCATGCAAGAGGCTTGGTCCTCCTCTGGCGTTAAAAGCATGAGGACTCCAGAATGGGCGCAAGAGCCAAGCGTCAAGATCAATTCTCCGGCGCTTTCCATCGTTGCTTTCTCTACGCCTGATCAGTTCTTCGAGGCGCTCCAGAACAAGGATGTTGCCTCCGGTTTCTTGAATAGGTTTATTGTTTTGGAGACCTTGGGCCGAGTGCGCCAGCAAGTCCGGAAAATTAGCCCGCGCAATGTGCCGCCAAAAATTACTAATCAATTGAAAAAGATTTACCAACGAAGCGTGGACGCCAACGGCAATATGTGGAATACGCCGGATGCGGTTATAGATTTTCTGACACTTGACTGCACGCCGGAGGCCGAGGCGGCCCGCATGGCGCTGGTGCGCGAGATCGAAGATATTGAGGATGATTACACTCGAGACCTTATGGTGCGAACCGCTGAGATCGCGCTTCGGCTGGCCAGCGTGGTCAGCATAGGGCTAGGAGTAGATTGCATCGAAATTGAGGAGATGCAGTGGGCCATAGAGTTCAGCAAATGGGTAGGCAATAGGCTCTGCGCAATGGCCGCTGAGCGCATAGCCGATTCCGAGAATCAGATCATGACCAAGGAGGTTTTGCGGATCATTCAAGCTAAAGCCATTAAAGCCAAAGCCAACGGAGGCTGGATTAGGCAATATGACATCGCTCAGACCTTGAAATGGAAATATGCCCCGCGCGAATTGAAGGACGCTCTTGAGAGCCTCCAAAATAGCAATACCATCCAGGGCAAGAGCGACCCGCCGCCGAAAGGCAGGGGCGGGAGGCCAATCATCATGTGGAGGCTAGTATGACGCGAAAATGGCAAGAACCTGTTCGGCTTCGGCAAATTGAGGGACCGTATAAGTGGGAACTTTCTGTTTCGATTTGGTGCAAACCTGAGGTCAAAAAGTATCGAGTTGAATTGAGAATAAGGCGGCCCCGCCCGGCTCTAAACATATACGAAGAGCGCAAGATAGACATCCAAACTTTTCGGCGGCTTGCTCCCGCTGAGAAGCTTTGCCAGCGCTTGCTTGAGGACTACAACATTCCAACCGCATACATAGATTATGACCGCTGGGAGCCACCAAAAGCGAATAAGGAGATTTCGAGCGATCAAGGTATGCTTATTCGCCCCGATTGAGGTGAAACAAGGAGGAAATAAGCTGCCTGAAATCACCTTAATCGCGTTTTGCTAACCCCTTATATATCCTACACTACTACACACACATCACACATAAACACATATAAGGTGATAAGAGAGGGGTGGGGGATGTGTTCATGCAATGTTCATGGCAGGGGGGGATACCCCTGCTTATTTGCTTATTCGCTCTTTTTGGCCCTTGCTTGCCTCCGGCCTGGAGCGGGCCTATAACGCTCGGCCCATGACCGCATGGCTCGTGGGAATTGCCAGGGTGGGCCGCCAGAAGTTGGCGGAGCGGGCGCTTCTGGCGCTCGGCTTCGAATGCTTCTTTCCCAAATTCCGCAAGCGAGTAGTCAGCCGGGGCAAGGTGTGCTGGCAAAGCCGCTACCTTCTCGGGCGCTATTTCTTTGTGCTCTGGCGGGCGGGATGGGAAGACCTTTGCCGGGCGCGGGGCGTAGCCGCCATGCTCCTTTCCCCTACCCTCCAACCGCTTCTAGTCTCGGATCGGGTAATCAGGGAGTTGAAAGAGCGCAAGGCGGACGGGGCATTGTTCCGGCCTGGCCAAATGGTGCGGGTGCGGGGCGGACCAATGGCGGGGAGGGTAGGAAGCTATGAAGCCTTCGGCCTGGTGCTGATGGAGGTGCTGGGCCGGAAAGTTAAGGTGCGAATAGATCAGAATATGCTGGTGGCGTAGGCTCGGGTAAAGCCGAAGGGTGCCGAGAAATCGCCGCAGGATTCGGAATGAGAGAGTCCGAGTCATTTCGGTAGGTTGTCTAGTCATCCGGTTAGTGAGGGACAGGTGTCCGCTCCATTGGAATTGTCCGACGGTACTCGGTATAAGGGGCATCCGAAAGGAGCGGCCGGGAAGGGCGGCACGCCCGTGCCCAGCCCGCATTCGCGCGCTGGCAAGAAGAATGTGATGAGCCAGCAAGTCAAGGAGATCATTGCCGATGCCTTCGAAAAGCTAGGCGGCTTGCCGGGCCTCATTAAATGGGCGCAAAAGAATAACGATAACATGACGGCTTTTTACACTCGAATATGGGTAAAGCTTTTGCCCATGCGAATTAACATAGATCGTTCAGGTGATCAGTACCTCACGCCCGAGCAAATGCGCGAAGAGCTAATAGCGCGGGGCCTTGCGCCTTTCCTCGATCTCAAGCCGGTGGATCAATCCAATGGCGGCCAGCCCGAAGAAAAAGAAATACACCAAGGATGATCTCAACGCTATAGCCGAGCTTGGCTATGCCAAGGCTCGCTTTAATTTTGCTGATTATCGGCGCTTCATCCATCCTGGCATGAAATGGGGTTGGTTCTTGCAAGAGGTCGCCGAAGCCTTCCAGCAATTCTATGACGACCTGGAAGCGGGCAAGCGGCCGAAGCTTGCGCTGATGACACCGCCGCAGCATGGCAAGAGTTTCACTGTTGAGGATTTTATTTCCTGGGTAGCGGGAAGGAACCCAGACATCAAAACGATCTTTGCTTCTTATAGTGATGATTTAGGCGCGCGGGCGAATTTGGGAGTGCAGCGCACCATTATGAATCCGCTCTATCAAAGCACATTCTTCAAAACCAATATTGGCGAAGCGGGATGGATGCTGAACTCTACTCTGATCGAGTTCTGTCATCATAAGGGCAGCTTCCGTAACACTACAGTCGGCGGACCTATTAACGGAATGGCGCTGGATCTCGGGATTATTGATGATCCGGTCAAAGGCCGGGCCGAGGCTAGCTCAAAGGCCATGCGCGATAAGGTTTGGAATTGGTTCACCGACGATTTCCTTTTCCGCTTTGCTGATCGGGCTGGGCTTATTGTGGTGATGACCCGCTGGGTAGTCGATGACATGCTCGGGCGGGCTTTCGAGCATATGCCGGACTGGAAGGTTCTCAAGTATCCAGCCATAGCCACGCACGATGAGAAATATAGGTTTGCTGGGGAGGCACTCTTCCCTGAATTCAAGAGCCTGGAATTCCTGATGGACCGAAAGAAGTCCATGAGCCTGGCTTCCTGGGAGGCTGAGGCGCAGCAAAGCCCCATAGTTGTGGGCGGCGATATGTTCCCAGTGGAGAAGATAAGAATTGTCGGAGCGCCGCCTGACCGCAAGGAAATAAAGAAGACCGTCCGTTATTGGGACAAGGCGGGCACCGAGGGCGGCGGGGCTTTTACCGCTGGCGTTCGCCTGCACAACTTGAAGGAAGGCGGCATAGTCATAAGCGATGTGCTGCGCGGGCAATGGTCCGCCCTGGAGCGCGAGAAGCGAATCAAGCAAACCGCCGAAATAGACAACCAGATCTTAGGCGGCATGGTCGAGACCTGGGTCGAGCAAGAGCCAGGCTCAGGCGGCAAGGAGAGTGCCGAGCGAACCATCCTCATGCTGAAGGGCTTTAATTGCAAAGCCGATAAGGTTACTGGCAGCAAGGAGGCGCGAGCCGAGCCCTATGCCGCGCAAGTGCAAGCAGGCAATGTGGCTTTGGTCGGCGCGCAATGGAATAGAGAATTTATCGATGAGCACGAGGTCTTTCCAGCCGGGAAATATAGGGATCAGGTTGATGCAGCAGGCGGCGCATTCACCAAAGCGACCTCTAGCAAGTATGGTTCATACGATAGTTCGATGGATTGGGTCGGCGGCCCGGCCGCGAATAGCAGACCAAGCTTAGAGTAGGGGTGCCGCTTTCTACTCCCTTGGCGGTGCTCAGACGGGGCGGGTCCGCGCTTGGCCTCATCACCCAATATGCGGCCCGCTCTCTCTTTTAAGGAATAGCCAATGGCCAAGCGAGCCAAAGCAACCAAGCCAGCAGCAACCCCTGTGCAGATCCGCGACAATCTGCACAACTTGCTTTCGGGAATGGGCTATGGCGGCGACAAGACTGTCTATACACGCTTCGGCTATGTGCCCTTCACCAAAGAGCAGTGCGATTCGGCCTATAGAGGCGATTGGATTGCGCGCAAGGTGATCGATATCCCCGCGCAAGACGCCACACGCGAATGGCGGGACTGGCAAGCCAGCAAGGATGAAATTAAGAAAATAGAAGATGCAGAACGTGAGCTAGGGCTTCAGCGCAAAACCATGATAGCGCTTCAGAAGGCGCGGCTTTATGGCGGCGGCGCATTGATCCTTGGGGTCGATCAGGGCAAGCCGGAAGAAGAATTGGATGTCGAGACCATAAAGGCCGAGAGCCTGAAATTTATCCATGCTGTCTCGAAGCATGATGTTACCGCTGGGCCTTTGGAGACTGATGTCATGTCTCCTTATTATGGTCAGCCAACCTACTATGAGCGCAACACCGGCAAGCTTCTTCGGCTCCATCCCTCGCGCGTGGTGCGCTTCCTTGGCCTCGAATACCCTGACCAGAATTCAAGCGATGGCTGGGCCGATCCTGTGCTGCAAATTGTAGCCACCGCCATCAAGAGCGCGGGTGCGGTTGCTCAGGGCGTGGCACAAATGGTCGAGGAGGCAAAGATCGATGTTATTAAAATTCCTGATTTCACCGCGCAGGTGCTGAACGCCGACTATGAGGCCAAGCTAAGGGCGCGCTTCGGACTCGCCTCTGATGCAAAATCAATTTATAGGATGTTGCTTTTGGACAAAGAAGAAGAGTGGGAGCGGATCACCGCTAACTTTAACACACTCCCTGACATCATTCGGATGTACCTATTGATGGCTTCTGGTGCGGCGGATATTCCCGCGACTCGCCTCCTGGGCCAGGCCCCGGTCGGCATGAACGCTACCGGCGATAGCGACACTCGAAACTATTACGATAGGATAGCCACCGAGCAGGAGACTGTGCTGCGACCTGCTTTCGCTAAATTGGATGAAGTGTTAATTCGCTCGGCGCTCGGCTCCCGCCCTGATACTATTTTCTATAAATGGTCGCCGCTCTGGCAAATGGATGAGCAGCAGACCGCCGAGGTCGCGCTGAAGAAAGCGCAAGTCTTCAAGATCGATGTGGACACTGGCGTGCTTGATGGCGCGGTGCTGAAGGAGGCGCGCGAGAACCAATTGATCGAGGATGGCACTTACCCTGGCATCGAGCAGGCCATAGAGGAATTCGGCCAGGATTACGAAGAGCCCACGCCCATGGTGCTGCCACAGCCTCAGATCGATCCGGTTACCGGCCAGCCCATTCCGCCTAAGCCCACCAATGGATCACAGCCACCAGCACCAACAGCAACCGGCCGCTCGGGACCATTGCCGGTGCAATAAAGGAGGCAAGTCATGGCCTGCTTATCGCTCGCGTTCTGGTACGAGGTTTTCGTCTATGTGGTGATTCTGGTGGCGGTTTGCGCTTTGCTCAAATTGGTGGTCATGGCGCTGGGCGGCACGGCCGGGCCATTCTGGCCGCCGCAATTCATGCCGCCAGAGGGAAGCGCCAAAACCTTGTCTGGGTTTCTGGCCGCCGCTCTGAACATAATAATCTGGGTGGCGATCATGCTGTTCATTCTTTGGCTGGTCTTCGCCTTGCTTAGCTGCTTGCTCGGCGGCCCGATCTGGTCGCCGCGTTTTCGCTAGGCGGCAGCCGGGAAAGCCAGATAGCGCCGCTGCCGCCCTACCCACCCGCGCCGCCGCCAATTTGTAAAGGGTGCTAATGCCGAAGGCTCCAAAAGAGACCATGCACAAGATCGGGGCTGTCATTGACTCAGCGCTGAATATGCGGATGACTGAAAAGCAGTGGGGTTTTTGCCTGATAGTCTTTCCCATGGAGGGCGGCGAGGGGAGCTTTGTCAGCAATGTGCCAAGCGCTATGCTGGAGGTACAATTAAGGGAGACGACCAATGCTCTACAACCAGCAATGGGCCGATAGTAAGGTCACCAATATTCTGATAGCCGCGCGCAAGCTTATCGAAGACGAGGTAATGTGGTGCCAGCATGAATTCGTCAAGGGCAAGCGCCATTGCACGCTGGGCGCTATCATGGAAATTCCGGCAGACCGGCGCAGTCAGAACAAAGCCGTCGGTATGCTGCTATGGGCTATAAGGCGCAAAAAAGGTGCTGGCTCGCAGGCCATTGTATTCTGGAATGATGCCGATTGGCGAACCCACTCAGAGGTCGTTGCGGCATTTGACCGGGCCATAGCCGAAAGCCGGAGGACGCACCATGCCGCTGAAACAAGGCTATAGTCGCAAGACCATCAGCCAGAATATTCGTGCCGAAAGGCGGGCGGGCAAGCCGCGCAAGCAAGCCATTGCTATTGCGCTCAGCACCGCGCGCAAGGCCAAGGCCAGGAGCAAGAAGTGATGGACCTGTTGCTGCCAGCGCTGGCGTTCCTGTTGCTCTGCGCGCTCTGGGTTGCGGGTTGGGTCATCTGGAGCAAGGGATGAACCTCGACGACGTTGCCTCTCCAGCCTACCGCAAGGTGCTTTTGGACACTCGCTTGACCTCGCCCGCCTGGGGCGGCTCAGGTAAGAGCCACTTGGGTGAAGTGCTGCGTTATGCCATCAAGCTAGACGCGCAAACCATTCTGGATTATGGCTGTGGTACTGGGTCGTTGAAAGAGGCGCTGAGTGGGTCAAGATTCAAAGACGTGCGCGAATATGATCCGGGCGTGGCGGGCAAGGAGGCCATGCCCGAGCCAGCCGATCTCGTTGTTGCGACTGACGTACTCGAGCACATCGAGCCCGAGTTGCTGAAGAATGTGCTCAGCCACCTTAAAGCCCTCAGCAAGAAAGGCATGTTCCTGGTGATCGCTTCGAATGCCGCGCGCCTCACGCTAAGCGATGGCCGCAATGCGCACCTTATTCAGAAGCCCTTGCCCTTCTGGATCAAACAGTTCAGGGATAGCGGCATTCGCGTGGATAAGGTCGACTATAGGAAGGGCTTTTATATTTGGGCCTCGCCCGGCTGATGGCAACGGACGAAGCCTATCAAACCATGCCGTCGAAAGAGGAGAAGTAAGTTATGGGTCCGATCTATGCATTGATCATTCCGCTTGGCTCTGGAGGCGGCGTGCCTGACCAGGGGCTTCCTGGCCAGCCTCCCTATCCATCTCAGGGTCCGGGCTTCCCGACGCACCCGATTGCTCCGGGCGGTCCGCCGCTTGGCACCTGGGGCGGCGTTGCCCCGCCGTGGGTGTCCCATCCAATCGCTCCCGGTGGTCAGCCTCCCTATCCATCTCAGGGTCCGGGCTTTCCGACACATCCCATAGCCCCAGGCGGCAGGCCTCCGGGCATTTGGGGCGGGCCGCCGCTCTACCCTGACCAGGGCCTTCCTGGTCCGCAACCAATGCCGACTCCGCCGATCTATCTCCCGCCTGGGACGATTCCTGGCGTGCCGACGCACCCGATCTATATTCCACCCAGCATTTGGCCGTCTCCTGGTGTGCCAACCCATCCTATCGTGTTGCCACCGGAAGGCTCCGGCGAGAAGCCGCAGATACTGGAGAATTGGGACGCGAAGACCGCTTGGACGCCACAGAGCGGGTGGGTGACGGTGATCGTGCCGTCGGGTGAGCATCCCGGTGTGCCGACGCCTTCGGCCGCCAAGCCGAAGCCCTAAGGCTTTGCTGGCTCCTCAGCCGACAAGCCAGCAAAAGGTGGCCCTTGGTCTGCTGTTGCACGCAGCGCCAAGGGCCATATATTCAGGCCCAGTGAATTGGTGGCCGCGAGAGTCTCCCCCGACGACCCAAGGCCATCAAGAAGCGCAAGGGTCAGCGCTGGGCTTTTCCTCCTCTGTGGCCGGGCTAACTGGCCCTTGCGTGAATCATGCCAACTAGACGAAACGGTACAGTCATGTGGCTTTCAATTGTGACCGTGCTGCTGGTGATGGCGCTCTTGTTGTTGTTAATTTAAATGTTGCGCGATCCAATAATCGTGGTGGTCACAGTAGTGGAAACCATGGTCATTGTGTTTTTGGTTCTGGTGCTGATGCAATGAACCGTCCTCTTAAACACAACTTGAATGCCGATCCCACGCAGACGGGCGATCTGCGAAAGCGCTATAGCATCGAGCTAGACATAAGATGGCGCAAATTCAATAACCAATTGCGCGCGGCCTTGCTCGGGCAAGACCTTCTCGGGCTCACTGATAGGATTCTCTCCGAGGGCTTCTCGCTGGCGGCGCTCTCGCCCGATGGCCGCTTGCGGTTTTATCAGGGTTTTGTAGACCAGTCTTTGAACCGTATGGTCCTGGAGCATGACGCTAGTTTTCTTGATCCAATGATCGACCATGCCTACCGCCGAGGGCTCAGCCGAGCGCAAAAGCTGAGCCGCGCTGTTGAGCCTCCGACCACGAGGGACACCATTAGCCACCTCCAACAACTCACTTTAGTAGAGCTTCAGGGCATTTGCGAAGCGGTGAGCCAGCGCTTGGTTCGGCTCGGGGCCGAGGCGCAAATTGTGCGGCAGAAGCCTGCCGAATTGGCCAGGCTCAGCACTCATGCGATCAACACCATAGGCGTGCCGCGCTCGCATGCCATGGTTTCAACTATGGTAGTTAAAGCGCACAGTGTCGCCACCCTCGATACTTTCGAGGCGGCGGGCGTGCGCCAGGTGGGCCTGGTGCCGGAATATGTGCGGCCCTTTCATGTGCGGGTGGGAGACGCGGCCATCTTTCCGCTTCCGCCCGCCTTGCGCCGCATAGGCAAAAGCTTGCGGACCATTGCTCGAATTCGTAAGGAGGAGAGTTTATTAGAGAAAGCGTTTAAGGGCATGCAGGTTGAAGTGCTGACCGCTGGCGATGATCTGGTCTGTGATGAGTGCGAGGAAATAGCAGCAGACGGTCCCTATGACATCGACGAGGCGCGGTCCTTGATTCCCGCGCACCCGAATTGTCGCTGCGCTTTCGTGCCCGAAGGAAGCGAATTGTTTGGTAGCCTCTAATGCCGGAGGTGCTGGACGAGGTCATCACCATAGAGATGGCGCTGGCCGGGCATTCGCTGGCGCGCTATGGCGATGGTGAACTTAGGCTCTGTGTAGGCGGCGATGCCAAGGCGCAAAGGGTGCGTGATCCCAAATTGGTTAAAGAGCTGCGGCTGATCTTGAAGGTGCCGGTACCTGGTCTTCTGGTCTGTATACCTGATTTCTACCATGGCCCAAGGATCAAGGCTTGGCGGCAATATCTTGATCCACCCAAGTACCAACAACTCTATGGCCCGCTTCGCTACGGCAGTGCCTTCATTTCGAGACCGGACAGCGCGCCATGGATCGATACGCCCGCCTATTGGGCCAAGGTGAAGAAGCTTTGGGCGGGCAAGCATTGCGTGCTGGTGGCGGGCGCATTGGATAAGTCGCTCGATCCCGAAAGCCTGCTAGCCAGCGGGGCCAGCCACGTCGATCTCTTGAGCGCGCCGCGCGAAAATGCTTATAGCGTTATTGATCAGATCGAAAGAGAGCTGGAGCCGGTGCCGCCAAGCATGCCGATTCTTCTTTGCCTGGGGCCAACGGCCACCGTGCTGGCCTGGCGCTTGGCGAAGCGAGGAAAGTGGGCTTTGGATCTGGGCCACATAGGCATGTTCATGAAGCGGCTGGGTGTTATCAATGCACCTGAATCAGTTGATAACTCCTGAATACCAGGCGGCGAATCGCGCTTTGCATGAGAAGCGCGGCGGCTGGGGCAAATCAGGACGCAAATATGCCGACGAGATAATGGCCTTTGCGCACGAACTTGGAGCGCAGACCATTCTGGACTATGGCTGTGGGCGGGGAACTTTGAGAAAAGAGTTGTGCTATAAACGTCATATTCCTGAAGTGCTCTATGAATGGGATCCAGCCATTCCGAAAAAGAATCGGCGCATGCCCAGGCCAGCGGATCTTGTGGTTTGCACCGATGTGCTGGAGCATGTCGAGCCTGACTTTCTTCTCAATTCGCTAACGCATCTGGACCAACTCACGCGCAAGGGATGCTATTTGGCCATAGCTACGCGGCCCGCAAACCAGCTATTGCCGGATGGCTCGAATGCTCATCGGATCATAGAGGGGGGAATATGGTGGCTCAAAGAGGTGGCGCGCATGCCGTGGACTCTTTTGCGTTCGGAGGAGAAATTGGGGCACGAGATCCGGATTTGGCTGCGCCGCTGATCTCGTTCAACATCAAGGTGAGTGATCAGGCGTTTGGCTATCTCAGGCTACAGAAAGGGAGCCTCGATATTTTCGCCCGCGACCGCCAGCAATGGGAGGGCGCATATAGGGCCTCGCTCATGGCTGACTATTTGCAAATGCGGCCTTTCTTACCTAACGATGCGGCTTTTGTTCTGGATATTGGCTCGGGGCTGGGCGGCATAGACATCCTTCTTCATCGGCACTACCAAGGTTCGATTATTCCGATCTTGTTTGATGGCGTTGATGACAAGCCGCTTATGGAACTTCATCGAAAGACTTTCTCTAACTTCCATGTGGCGGAAATGTTCCACGCCGACAATGGCGTGGGCCGAATTCTGAGCGTGGACGCGAATCGCAAGCCGCTGGTGCCGCTTGGCCTGGCCGTGCCTCTGGTCATAAGCCTGGGCTCCTGGTGCTTTCATTATCCGCCCGAGATCTATCTTGACTATGTGCTTGAGCACTCCACTAAGGGCACTATTCTGATTATCGACGTGCGCAAGGACAAGGATGCTTGGCGGACTCTTTTGGGTGAACGTTTTGAGTTAAGGACGGTGGTGCATGCCTCCTCCAAGCACGATCGGATCATCTATAGGGCGCGATAAATGAAATGGCTGGCCGCTCTGAATTGGCAACGATCATCATGGGCATCGCGCTGTTGCTGCTCGCTGATGATTCGATGTCGCAGACGCAAAAGGTAACCCATCCATACGACCCGTGGGCGCATCCCACCCAGCCGATCTTGCCGACCTATTGCATGGACGAGAAGAGCCGCGAGAAGCTGCGGGCGGTCATGTTCAAGGCCATCGACGAGGCGCTGGAGAAGCACATCGAGGTGCTGTGGGAAACCTGGATGAAGGACTTGCGCGACAAGGGCCAACCAGCGCGAGCGCGGGCTGGCATCCATCACGGCATGGGGATTTATTTGCATTCGCTGGTGGCGGTGACACAATGGAATCCGCCACAGTGTTGAAAGGAGCATGTTATGCCGCTTGCTGTCATCAATGGTCCGGTCATCGAAGCCGGAGAATCATTGTCGTTGCCTATTAGTTGTAACAACGGAAAGCTGGCTCGTATTACCATGCCGGTGGAATGGACGGCCGCGCCATTGACGTTTCAGTTCTCCACTGACGGCCAAGGCTACAATGACATGTTCGGCCTGGACGGCTACGAGGTAACGGTCAAGCACGTGGTGCCAGGAGCAGGCGTGATCATTCCAGAAGAAATTGGTCGCGCGGTGGCATGGATCAAATTCAGGTCTGGCACGCGCGGCAATCCAATCAAGCAAACCGCGCGTCGAGAATTTGCTATAGCGGTTGAGTCAATAGGATAATAATATGCCCAAGCTTGTAATCTCTTCCGGCCACGGCCATTTCGTTCGCGGAGCCAGCGGCTACCTCGATGAGGTAACCGAGGCGCGCCGCGTAGTCGAGCGCGTTGCCGAATCCTTGCGTGAGTTGGGCATAGAGGTGGAAACTTTCCATGATGATACCTCGACCTCGCAGAACGAGAACTTGAATACCATTGTCGACTACCACAATTCGCAAGAGCGCGACGGCGATGTGTCGGTGCACTTCAATGCTTACCAAGACACCACCAAGCCCATGGGCACAGAGGTTCTCTATACCAGTCAGGCCACGGTGGCGGCGCTGGTCTCTGATGCCATTGCTCAAGCCGGGCTCTTCATAGATCGCGGGGCCAAATACCGCGATGATCTTTTCTTCCTGAACCAGACCCATAAGCCCGCGATCCTCATAGAGACTTGCTTCGTGGATAGCGAAGCGGATGCTGAACTCTACAAAGAGCGCTTCGAGGATATTTGCCAGGGAATTGCGCGATGCCTTTTCGGCCTGGGCGAGGAGGAGGCCGAAATAGAAATAGAGCCCGAGCCGGAGACCGATCTTAGCGGCGAGAATGCGGTCGAGATAAACGGTACTGTGCTCGGCAACATAAGCGTCATTATCAATGGGCAAATTGTGCGGCGCGGCGGAAGCCGCAATGCGATTGATCTTGAGATCTCCTTGCGCGGCGATGTTTATCTGACCATCAATGGCGAAGATTTCCATAGCAAGCCAGCCATTCCGCCGAACCAGTGCAATATAACCGCCAGCGTATTCGGCGGCACCGAAGACTATAATGTTAGCGCTTATGACGAGAACAAAGTGCTGAACGATACCGATCTCTATGTCGCCTTGCCGGATCGCTTCGAGGGCGAGCGCCCCATGGTCATGGTGCATAATAGGGCCACGGGCCTCTTCGCCACGGCGGCTATATGGGATGTCGGGCCTTGGAATATAGACGACCCCTATTGGGAGAGCGGCCAGCGCCCGCAAGCCGAGAGCGGCACGGACATGAGCGGGCGGCCCACCAATGGCGCGGGCATTGATCTCTCTCCGGCGCTGGCCAGGGCCATAGGCATTGACGGCATGGGCACCGTCGATTGGCAATTCGCTATATGACGCAAACTATCTCGGTCATTGGCGCAGGCTGGTCCTTCAAAGAGGTTGACCATAAGAAGGTGCCCGGCTTTGTCATTGCTTGCAACGACGCCGGGCTCAAGCTAAGGCGGCCGGTGCAAGAGATCGTGTCTATGGATCGGCTCTGGACCGAGCATCGCTGGCAAGATCTCCAGGCGCTTGCTATACGATCCTGGCTCCGCCGCTCGGCGGTTCAAAATATTGATTGGATGGGTGAAGATTGGGTACATATTTTCGATTGCGACCATACTTCGGTGGAATTTTCGCGCTCGCCCGAGCGGCTGAACGGCACCAACACCGGCACTTGCGCGATCAACCTCGCGTATATCTTTTGCTTGAATACCGTGGGCCGGATGGAGGTCTTCCTATTTGGCTTCGACATGTGCCGAGGCCCGAACGGGAGCCCCTATTGGTACGATCCGTATCCATGGGCGGCGAAGAACGGTGGCACCTCGAACGGTAAGTACCTGGGCTGGGCCGCCGAATTCGAACAGATTGCTTTGACCTTGGCGGCGCAGAGGATCAATGTGGTCAATGTTTCCGAGCACTCCAAGATAACCGCCTTCCCGAAGATAAGCCCGAAGGAATTGGGGATCGCTGCGTGACTCCGGTCAGCTTGGTCATGCCCTATTATGAGAACCCCGGCATGCTGCGGGAATATTATCGGCATCTTCGGTCATTGCCGCGCGATCTCCGGGATTGGCTCTCGGTGGTCATTGTGGATGACGGCTCGCCCAAGCACCCGGCGCATGCTGAGGATCTCTATGGTGTGGCGCTCCAGCTTTACAGGATCAAGGTGGATGTGCGCTGGAACCAGGATGCAGCGCGCAATATAGGCGTAGCTCATGCTGAAACGCACTGGGTGCTGATGACTGACATCGATCACCTAGTGCCAGAAGAGACTTGGCGGGCGGTCTTGCTTGGCGAGCATTCGGAGAAGCAAGTCTATCAATTCGCGCGGGTTTCCGCCCCGGAATTGGTGGTCTATAAGCCGCACCCGAATACCTGGCTCATGACTAAGCGACAATTTGAGCGGGTCGGCGGCTATGATGAGCGCTTCGCTGGCTTCTATGGCACTGATGGCGATTTCTCGGAGCGGCTGCGCGCGCTTTATCCAGTGCGGCAATTTGTTCAGCCGATCATTCGGGTGCCGCGCACTGTGATCGCTGATGCTTCGACCACAACCTATCTCCGCAAGCAGCCCGAGGACAAGCCAGCGATCAAGGCTATAAAGCACAAGCGCGAAGCCGAATTGGGCTGGCAGCCTTTGCGTGGGAGCTTTCCCTATGAGCGGGTTTTCCCATGCTGAATGTTGTGCTCTGGAAATGGGTGCAAGCAAATTTCAAGCATGCCTATCTTTCCGAGCACGTCAATGTCATGGTCAGCATGCTCAGGCGGCATGCTCATGGCATGCCTTTTCGAATTATTTGCGTGACTGATGACCCGAGTGGGATAGAAGGGTGCGATGTCTTTCCGCTTTGGGATGACCATAGCGGGCTAAGCAATCGCTCCGGGGCCAATCTTCCCTCTTGTTATAGGCGCTTGAAACTCTTTGACCCAAAGACTCAAGAGGCCATGGGCATAGCGCCAGGCCAGCGCATATGTTCAATCGATCTTGACTCTGTGATCACTGGCGATATGCGCCCGCTCTGGAATAAGCCGCAGCATTTTGTAGGTTGGGCGGTCAGGGGCTCACATCACCTTCGAGTCTTTAACGGCAGCATGTGGATGTTTACCGCCCGCGAGAACAGCAAGGTCTGGACCCAATTCAATCCCGAGCGCACGCCGGATGCGGTGCACCAGGCTGGCTATCTCGGCAGCGACCAGTCCTGGTTGAGCTACAATTTCGCGGGCGATTCGACCTGCGGCAATTGGGGCTTTCCCACGGCGGTCTCCTACCCGAGAGAGGTGGCCAGGCGGCCGAAGCTAGTCAATGGCACATCTATTGTTTTCTTTCACGGCAAGAAGAAGCCCTGGCACCCGAATGTGCAAAACGAAGCGGCATGGATCAAGCAGCATTGGCGCAAGAGCGAGCCCGCGCCGCATGTGCCAAGCGCGCCCATTGCTGAAATAGCAGCACTTTAAAACCAACTGGAGGAGACGATGACGGCGATCCGTATCATCGACCGCATGGCGCTGGATGCGTCAGCGAAATTTCGCAAGACCAGCGATGGCTATTTGACCGCTGTGCCGCGCGTGGCGCGCACCGGCATCCAGTTGTATTCAGGCAGCGAGGTCGGTATGCCTGAGATGCATACAGTGCGGGTCTATAGGCCGCCCGATCAGGTCTTTGAGCGCGCGAGCATGGCGACCTATGGGCACAAGCCGATCACCAACGATCACCCGCGCACCCCGATAACCGCCGACAATTGGAAAACCTATTCGGTCGGTGCCGCCGATGGCGAGGTAGTTCGCGATGGCGATTTTATTCGCGTGCCGATGCTGATCATGGACGGCAAAGCGGTGACCGATATTGAGCAAGGCAAGAGCGAATTGTCGGTCGGCTATTCGGCTGAATTAAAGTGGGAGTCTGGCGTCACGCCGGACACTCAAGAGCAATATGACGCGATCCAGACCGCCATTCGCGTCAACCACATCGCTATTGTGGATGCCGCACGCGGCGGTTCAAAATTGAGAATCGGAGACGGGACCGGGTCCGCCTCTGCTGACGACGATTCGGCGGACCCGGCCGCCAATAAAGGAGACGAAGACATGTCTGAACCTACCAAGCAAGTGAGCACAATTTTGGTGGACAGCATTCCACTTACCATGGATGCGCAGTCCGCCACCATTGTGTCCAAGACCCTGAAGGAGTTCGGTGATAAACTGAACGCCTCCACGGCTCAGGTGACGCAACTTACTACCGACTCCGCCAAGGCGAAGGCCGAGCACGAGGCGGCAATTGCCAAGCTCGTGACCGACCATAAGACCGCGCTCGATAAGGCCAATGCCGAAATCGAGACCTTGAAGAAGCAAGTCGCTGACGCGGCGCTAACGCCCGAAAAGCTCGAGGCGCTGGTGCAAGAGCGCGGCGCAATGCTCGGCAAGGCGAAAGCGGTGCTTGGCGATAAGCTGGTCACCGACAAGAAGAGCGATGCGGAGATCCGCCGCCAGGTGGTCGATGCGAAGCTTGGCGATACCGCCAAGGGCTGGACCGATGACCAGATCAAAGTGTCCTTTGATACTTTGGTTGCGGGCGTCAAGATCGATCCCGCGCCTGGTGTCATGGATACCGCGCGTGCCTTCCAAGGCGGGCACCAGCCTGGTCCAGGCAATTGGAACCAGGACGCCAAGAACAAGGCGCAAGCCGAGGCCGACAAGAAATTGTCGGAGCGCTGGAAGAACCCAGGCGGCAAAGCCGCCTGATCCCTCTCTCACTCTCTTCCCTAATAGCCATTGAAAAAAGGAGATTCCTTCATGGCTCCTGCAGTCCAAACTTCCTATCCGGCAACGATGCTGCCGCCTTCGCCTGGCACCATCGAGGCGGCCGACTTTGGCACGCGCACCGGCATTTGTGAAACGGCGGCCGGGATCGGCTTCGGCTTGGTTGTCGGCCAAGGCGCGGGCGAGAAGGGCGTCGTGCTTGGCGGCACGCTCGCCAACTTCCTGGGCATTACGGTTAGGGATATCACTGTGCGGCCGAATCCGACCGCTCAGGATTCCTACCCGCAATACAGCAACGTCGGCTACATCCAAGATGGTCAAATTTGGGTGCTCGCTGGCGCGGCTGTGGCGGCGGGCAATCCCGTCTATTACAACACTTCGACCGGCGCGCTCTCCAATGCGGGCGGCATCGGTCCAATCGTCGGCGCGCGCTGGGTCACCAATGCTGCGGCGGGTGCTCGGGCGATCGTCGAGTTGATGGCTCGCGCCTCGCCCTAATTGGTGGCAACGGCTTTCGACTCAACACACCCCTCGCAATAGGAGAAATGAAACATGTTTATCCCTGATGCCCAACAGGCGTTGGGCTTCCTGCAAAGCCAATTGGCTTATGTCGAGCCAATCGTGCTTGAGACGCAATACCCGGATGTTCAGTATCCGGATCTTGTGCCAGTGGACACTTCCGCGCCAGAATGGACCAAGTCGGTCACCTACTATTCAACCAACAAAGTGGGTGTAGCGAATTGGTTCCACCATTACGCCAAAGACGTCCATGTCGCTGACATCGAGCGCTCGCAATTCGAGGTTGGCGTCGACATGGCCGAAATTGGCTATAGGTGGACGCTGGAGGAGATCGGCCAGGCCATGCAAATCGGCATGAACCTGACCGCTGAGCGCGCGCTTGCGGCCAAGCGCGCTTCCGAGGAGTTCATCGATAAGATCGCCATGCGCGGCGACACTGCGAAGAACTTCCCAGGGCTTATCAATTACCCTGGCATCACCATTGTTGCCGCCCCGGCCGATGGCACGGGCGGCGACGATTCTTGGTCGGCCAAGACGATTGACCAGATCATGCGGGACATCAACATGCTGATCACCGGCATGTGGACCGGCACTGGCTCGGTTGAATTGGCCAATACGTTGCTCTTGCCGCTCGACGCGATGGCGCTTCTGGCAACCGGCCGGGTGACCGGCACCAGCTTGACCGCGCTCTCGTGGGTATTGGCGAACAACGTCTATACCAACGTTACGGGACAGCCATTCATCATCCGCGCGGTGCGCGGGCTGGAGAATGCCGCCCCAAACGGTTCGGGTCGCATGGTTGCGTATCGCCGCGACCCGTCGGTGCTGAAGATGCACATTCCGATGACGCATCGCTTCTTGCCGGTCTGGCAAACCGGCCCGCTGGTCTTCGATGTGCCGGGAATTTTCCGGCTCGCCGGGCTGGAGATCAGGCGGCCATCCGCTGTTCGTTATATGGATGGCATTCTGAACTACGTTTCTTAGGATGGGTATGGGGGAATGGCTGGGGGTGTAGAACTCCCAGCCATTTGCCTAAAGGGAGAAAGCAAATGTTAGTGAGACTCACCAATACCGGCTTGGGCCAGCGCGTGGTCTATGCCAAGCACAACAATCTTCCACGCACCATTAACCCAGGGCAATCGGCTGATGTCGATTTGCCTACCTTGCAGATCGAGCGCTTCGCAACGGCTTTCGATAAGGGCGATACCCTTTCTATCGACCTTCTCGGCGGCGACCTCGATGACCATAAGCTTAAAGAAATAGAGGAGGCGAGGAAGCAAGCGGCCAATGGCGAGCCTCAGCCCGAGCCATTGATTTCATTTACCTGGGCTCAACCGAGGGAGGTGCGACCTTCGCAAGACCGCGCCGAAATAGCCCGGCCGGATCGCATGCCGCCGCCTCCACCCGCGCCCGAACCTATGTCGTTGCCGGAATTGGCCAATAGGATTACCGCCGCCGCCAGGCAAGCGGCTAAGCCGCCCGAGCCGGAGCCCGAGAAAAAGCCGGAGCCGAGCACGCCCGCCGAATTGCTCAACCGCTCGGAGGAATTCGGAGAAGCGGACTTCCGTCGCTTGGCCAATAAGGTGCTTGCCGAGCGCGCCTTGCCGGGTCGCCCAAAGAAGTCGCAAATAATGGAGGCGCTGAAGCAAGCGCAAAATTTGGGAGATGATTGATGGCCTTGGCATCTGAAATCCCAACTGTTGATGAATTTGTCACCCGGTTTCCGCAATTCGAGGACCAGGAAGAGGTCATCGAGGTGGTGATCCCGGAGGCGGCGCGCGACGTCGGCGACAACTGGATCACGGCCGACCAGAAGCCCGCGATCATGTACCTGACCGCGCACCTGATGACGGTCGAGGCGTTGGCGCTG